TGATGCTGGCCATGCGGTGGCGCATATGCTGTCGAGCGATATAGATGGGCATTTTGATGTGAAACTTGAATTCCACCATTTCGAAGGGTGTGGTGTGCCAGTGTCTAAGGAGATATCGAATAAGTCCCCGATCTCCTCTTGAGGTTTTAGTCCCATCTCCATACGAGACTCGGGCGGATTGTACGATGGCCGCATCCAAATCTTCCCGAGGCATGTGGTCCACGAGGCGAACAAACCCGTGATCCAAGACATCTTTCTGCATGATTAATTATATAATGGGTTAAATCTTTAATTCCATGACATCCGTTCTCTCAGGCGCCTTAGCAAATAAGGGGTAAGTTCTATCATGTTTCCAAACGGAACGTATCTGTAATCGATGCCTATGTTTTTGCCCATTCCTAAAAGTTGTGCGGTCACGTATTGATCCTTGTCAAACTTCGTCGCGTATCTGAGTGATCGTTCGTTATGCGTCGCTATGATGGTATGTACGTGTGGACACACGAGTGAGTACGCCATCGCTTTCGCGTATTCATTGTCTACGTGTGCCTTATCAGAAAACAGACCTTCTTGTGTTCTCAAGTAGGCACCCCGAACGAGCTTTGCACCGAGCATGACCCCATCTTTTTGTGTGTCGTCCATGTCACACAGAAGTTCTTGCATCGCCCGCATTCTATACATTTGGTAGGTCTTGTATACATGAACAGCACTTCGCGTGTTGTGTTCCGCCATCATATCGTAACATATGTCTGGGTACAATACGTCTTCGGCGTCTATGCAAATCTTTACACCGTGTTTCTTAGCTGTTTTTATGATGGAGTGTGTACAGTCCCTTGCCGTAGATTTAGACTCCCTCGAACCAAAACTCGTGAGTTTTATGGCGCACATGGATTCCGGTGGGAGTGTTTTGATGACACTCTCTGTGGTACGCATAACTTCGAATGCGTCTCTTAATTTACAATTTTCTTTCGCGTAATCGACTATGACTTTTTCGCCCCTTCTGTGTATGATTTCTAAAACACGTGGAAGTTCTTTGAATGTTGCCGCATATCTGAGCATTACTTTACTTTAGATATTTTTCGTCTAAGTCATTTTTCAATCCGTCTATGTCTTTGTAGTATCTTCTCAAGTCTTTCATAAACCGTTTGTTTTTCTCGAGACATTCACATTCGGGTTTGTTAAGGTAAATCCACGCGAGATTAGACTTTGAGTATTTAGATTCCTTTTGATTTTGATTGGGTCTTCTCGGAATGACTTTCTTTTTCACAGTCTTCTTGAGAGGCTCCGTACGCTTCGTGAAACTGATGGCTTGCATCACCGTGTCTGCGAGATCGTCTTTCTTTTTGGACTCTTTGAATATTGGGAGCCAATGAGCGTTAATGGAATTGGCATTTAAAAATGCTTCGCATCTTTCAATAGATACTTTCTTTCGTTTGAGATACTGAGCTTTACCTGGTCCACACACATCTGGAATCTTAAACTTGGCGTCGTAAATGATAGTTTCGGATTTAGGAGCTTTTATGACAAAGTACGCGTGTAAAAAGTTTTCTACCATTTTCATTTTCTTGTTTCGGTCGGGTTGTTTCTCTATCAGGACGACATCTGATTCTAAGACCCACGGTCGTTCATCGAGGTGATTTCGCATCGACACGAATATACCATCTTTAGACTCAGGCGGAACACCCGATACATCCCAGTTCGCAACGAGATTTGACTCTTCATTAAATTGACAAATGGCTAAGTTACGTATACCTACGTCTATGCTAAGTATCATTGACTTAAAGGAAATTTATTTCTTTATATACTGTAAATGAAGAAAGTTAACCCAGTCGTATTGATCGCCCTCGTATTGCTAGTTGTAGCCCTCTTGTTACCAATGGGTACAACGGAAGGATACAGGGGATTCCGTGATCGATTCAGAAAGATGCAAGAAAATCGCCGACGTAGACGCCGACAAAAAGATATAGAGCGCCGGCGCAGAGCCGCCGCTCGCGCCAGAGAAGCTCGATTTAGAGCTATGCAAAGACGTGGAACCGGGCCACGCGGACCAATCGGACCACGTGGACAACCACGTGGCGCACCAGTCAATTAATTTCTATATGTATCTTAAATGAAGATAGGCAATCGGTTAAATACGGTAGCTTTGGTCATATCTATTATTGTCGTCGTCATGTGGTTAGCTTCTATCAGGATGCGAGAAAACTTGGAGGGTGACTCCAAGGCTCTCAAATACGTGAAAGATGCCGCACCCGAAAAGTTCCTCAATCCATACATCATTTATGGACTTGCGAAAGAAACCACGGATGATGAAGAAAAGCTTGCTAGAATCATACCACTCGCTAAGGCAAATAAGCGAGATGCTTTAATTGAACATCTCGAATCTTTGTAAATGTATTTTTGTTTTTAGTGGTCACAGTACACCACAGAGAACAAAAATGTAATTAAATTATCTAAACGCGCGACTCGCCGCGGAGTTCATAGCTTTTTGACCAGCTGGGGACTTACCGAGTGCAACCATCGCGGCGACCAAAATGAGTACACACACCACCGACGCGATGGCGGCGTACATGAATGGACCCGCGAACGCATTACCAACGGAATCCACGACTTCGGCAACACCACCCGCTTTGGTGGACAATTTGGCTTCAGTTTCGGTGATGGTCTCATTAATGACCTTGTTGCTCGTAGTGGCGGAAAGAATGTTCTGACTCACCGTTTGTGCAGCGATGTCCGCGGAAATGTTTTGCTTGAAAACAAGTTCTTCACTATTTGGGCAAATCGTGTTATCGATGTTTATTTCACCATCTTGAATATTAATAGCCTTGTTTACAGTTTCAGTGAGGTTGTTTGTTTCTAGTTCTGTGTGCACAATATTCTTAATTTCATTGTTTATGTTTTGTTCAACATTTTGACGATCACCAAATTGCAGGTTACCCATTTGTGTTTGTTTGTCGAGTGCGCCACTGACTTGAGATTGCATGGCGGACACGAGTTCATTTTCGATTGATTGGAAATTGTTTACGATTTGTTCAGTTTGAGACATGATACTCGCTTCGGCAGCTTGCTCCATGATAATTTTACAACCAATGTTGTTCTTGATGTTGATCTTCATACCTTGGATGTTTTCTATGATATTCGTAGTACTCGTAGTGTTATTTACCACGGAGTTGTACATCATTTCGTTCAACATATTCATGTTAAGATTTTGCTTGATGGTAGTACTTCCTCCTCCACCCATGGTGACTTTGAGATGTACTGAGAAAAAAATATATGCTTAAAGACATATATATAAATTTAAATTATGTGGTGTTGGTGGTGTTGTCACCCATTCGAAGGAGAAACTCTTGAATTACCATACAAGTACGATGAAAAGCGTAATAAATTTTATACGTGTGGTGGATTCTGCTCCTGGAGTTGCATGAAGCGTTATGCGATAGATAAATATGGAATCACGCGAGGTGGAATCATATGCAGTAACATCATAATTATGCGCAAAAAGTTGTATAACAAACTTGGTTCTATAACTATGGCGCCTCTTCGAGAACAATTAGACGTGTTTGGTGGTGATCTTACCATAGAAGAATTTAGAAGTAATAGCCTGATAGACAAAGAGAAACCTAGAGAAATAGACAAGAAGCCATTAGAAGACCGAGTCATACCGATTATTTCAAACACGAAAAAGATGGATGAAATAAACAGATCGACTGGTAAGAATGAAACTCTCAAATTGAAAAGAGAGAAGCCACTAAAAAGAAACCAAAACAATTTGGAATCTGCATTGGGGTTAATCATTAAGCCCAAATCTTAAAAGTCTGCGTTGTTTATTCGTTGGTTTTGATTTGGGTATGTGTTTAGAATTGAAACTATCTATCCATGCTTCCCCGTCATAGGCTCTCCAACGTAACCCGTATTTCTCTATAACCTTTCTGCACAAAACACACGGAAGGGATACACCATTACCATAACTAGTTTCCCTGTATATGACGAGTGTACCAAACTTCCTTTTTACCCACGCAGCAAACTGATGTATTCTGTTACCACGTTTTAGACATTCGTGTTTGAGCGCTTTTATCATTCTGCGTTCTGCGCAACATATGCAATCACTTTCGAAAAGCGCGAAAGTGGCGCGTCGTATGCGTTGTAACAATCGGATAACTCGGCATTTTTACCTGAGTATCAATCGATCCTCCTTTTTAATAGAGTTACAGTTGTCACACGCGTGACCCTCAAATACAAACGAACATGTGTCACACTCGTTGAGTACGCGAATGTTCCTTTGTACAAGTTTATCTTCTGAATACAGGATTAAATCCCTAATAGTGTAAATACCGTACATTACCATGGTTTCCAGAGACGGAAACTTCATCTACTTTCCAAAGCAACCGCAACCTTTAGTTATCTTTAGCATCACCGAGAAGCTGTCAATCATTGGTGGAACCATTTTCTTGAGAACGACTTCGAGTTCAGAGTCTTCTTCTCCATCGTCAATGTCTTCGATGATAGAGTAGATCAAGTCGATGACGAGTTCCTTCTTTTCTGGACCACGGAGAACCTTAATCTTGTTGACTTCCATCATGAGGGAAGACACGACACCACAAATGTTTTCCTTGTTGATGCCAGTCTTTCTGTATCGGTTGGCGAGTGCCTTTACGCGGTCAACGACGATCTTAACTTCTTTGGACTTTTCTGAAGTACCATATCCAGCGAGGACGGATTCTGGGGAGTTGCTCATTTTATATATAGCTTACAAATATTTTCTTTAACAATTATAATGAACGTAGACAACACACTCTTTTTTGTGGCTACGTCAATAGGTTTGTATCAAATCATGAATGAATTCAATGACGTGTACAACATGAAAAATGTGGAGGACTACAACATGCAGTACGTGATATCTGGTATAATAGCGAGTAGTATATGGAGTGTGTATCAATTCAGAAATGGGTCTAATTATTATGCAATTTATTCTCTTCTAGGTGTAATACTTGGTTTGTATACAATTGCACAGATTCGGCGGAATTCGAAAAACGAGGAGTAAACTCTGTATGTTTTGCGACTTTTCCTATGAATTCAAGCATTTTGCATTTTTCTTCGAACGTCAATCTTCCTGTCTTTTGCATCACATGAGACAGGAGCATTAATAGAATTCGAATAGAATCCGTGACGTGCATCTATTGTTGTGCACACACTTTAAATAAGAGGACTTTACCTGCGTTCGATACATCTTGCATGTATGCATCATAAAATTGCCCTGCTGTGAGGGTCTTTCCGGTGAGGTATGTAATTCTTATGGTTTCAGACTTTTTGAATTCTTCCACTGCATCTTTGTGTTTGGCACACCACCCCTTAATTCGGTCTATGTGTGGCTGAGAACGCGCAATCTTTTCATCTCGTGCCTTTTGTTCAACCGCGACAACCTTCATGTAATCCATGTAATCTTCAATTTCTCTGAAATCAGCCGCAGTTTTGAGTGGTGGAACTATCTCTGTACCAGCAGCAATGGCGTCGATGAGTATACCTTTGATTTTGTCGAGTTCATACTTTTGTACATAGAATTCTTCGGTGCCTTCTATTTTACCAGTTTGCTTGGCCCTCATACCAATGATTCCCCCTGTGATTGATGATATACAGCACAGTACCAATATAATTATGATAATATTTTTGGTGTTCATCTATCATATGTCAATATTAATTTCTCGTGATAACATATACAATGTTTAAGAAATTCTCACAGGGTGCTGGTGCTGGTATATCTCGAGGTGTTAAGTCGGGTGCCGCTTCTATCGGTAGAGGTATGTCAAAAGTCACAAGTTCCGCGGCTGTCGTGGATACAGCTACAGCTTTGCAAAAACAAAAGTTTGATTTGAAGATGAAAACGGGAACACTGGTGTCTATAGTCTTTCTTCTCATATTCTACATTTCAGTAAGCGCGATTGGTATAAATGTGCTCAACAGATGTGCATTGACCGAAGATTCTAAGAACTTGCAAAACATAAAGGGGTATTTCAGTCACACACTCGCTATGGCGATCGGCGTGGTCGTTACTTTGTTGACTATTCAATTATTCACCGCCGAGCTTTCGGCTTTCTACGTGTTGTTCTCCTTGATGGGTGCCGTTGGTTCATACATGTTGATAAATGTTATAAACAAATGTGATCCAGCTGACAAGAAGGGTAAGGTGGCCTACGCCGGTATTTCTGCGGCTGTGAACACGATTATGTTATTCGTGTGCGGATATATGCTCATGAAAGGTGGCAAGATCGCTCGTAAAGCTGAACAGGCGCAGCTGCTGTCTGGTCCACCAAGATCCATATTGAAGGGTCCAAGAGTGACCTGGGATAATCAGTAATGAGTTAAAGATTTAATGTGGTAGTTTTGTAATGCTCATAACTGAACCCGATTGGAAAGGTATGAGATCGAGTGGTTATGGCCGTGTGCACATAGGAAATAACACAGTCATAAGAGAATATACCGTTATAAATAAACCTACAGATAAAGTTACATACATAGGCGACAATTGTTACATAATGAATAGGTGTTTCGTGGGTCATGATTCACACATCGGAGATGGTGTTCAATTGAATCCGGGGTGTAGTATCGCCGGATACGTAAATATAGGTGACTATTCTCATATAGGAATGAATGCATCTGTACACCAGAGATCAACTATAGGTAAATATTGTGTGATTGGTGCAGGTAGCTTCTTCAAAGGAGAATCTCCCGATGGAATCGTATGGGGCGGTGTTCCCGCTAGACCAATCAAGGTAAATGAGATTGGTATAGAGAGATCTAATCTTTCGAATGATGAAAAACGCGAATTACTCAAAGTTTCTAAAAGCTTTGTTGACAACTTCAAGTGTTCGAGCGATGTCTAATGGGTATCCAATTGAATTCCTCGACATGAAATGTTTTATATTCATTTCGATTGCATCCGTTTTATGTATGTATTCTGCATTTTCTATAAAAAATTCATTTTCAGATGACCATCTATATACATTGTCTTTACAGTAAAGACTTATGTTTCGGCTCTTTTTCATAGAAGTGTTACTGACTTCTATGTTAAACGTGATGTCATCACATACCCCGTTTATTAAAACCGATTTATCGCTCGCGTAAGGTACATTTATATTTTTTATACTTTTCTTAGATTTTATGAGCAGAAACATGAGTATAGATATCGGGTGAATCGCGAGATCCTCTACTATGTTCACATCTTTTGGTATCATGGTTCCGTTATTTAACCATTTCATTTCGATGTGTTTCACACCTTCACACTCACCGAGGCGTTTTATGGCATTATGTTGTAACCAAGTGAAATCACAATATAAAAATGTATCATCTGGTTTTTTGGAAAATATATCGAGGGTATCTTCTAGCGAGGGGCATATGGGCTTTTCTACCCATATATTTTTTACACCTTTTGAAAACAAATCGAGTAAAATTGAGTGATGTGTACTCGCGGGTGTAGTAACAAAGTATCTATCTTCCTCTAAAAATACCACACTCTCTAGACTTTTAAAATCTGCAGTTGAGTTGTATGGATCTACTGTGATGACGTTATATTCCAATTTTTTGAGTTTTGATTTCAGTATGTTACCAAAATAACCCAAACCAATTATGACACAATTCATTATTAAAGAATAACACGTAATCTTTAATAATGAAGATTCCATATAATGATTTGTCTAGAATTCACGATCCATTGAAACAATCGTTTCATGATGCACTCGATAAGGTGCTAGACACGTGTGGTTTTGTGGGAGACACAAAGTTTGCCGAGGAATTTAAAAAGTATACAAAGTCTGAGCATTGTGTCACATGTAATAGTGGAACTGACGCTATTTACATAGCCATAAAATCACTCGAACTTAAACCTGGATCTCGTATAGCTGTGCCAGCTATATCTTATGCCGCGACCGCTATGGCAGTCGTAAACGCCGGTCACACACCGGTTTTCGTAGATGTGGACCCACAAAGTGGTCTCATGTTAGTGGATACCGTAAAGGATGTTGACTGTGTGATTCCTGTTCACTTGTATGGACAATGTGTGGATGTGAAAAAGTTATTGGATCTTGGTGTACCAATCATAGAAGATTGTGCACAGGCGCACGGTGCTCTCATAGACGGAAAACATGTGGGTAATTTCGGTGTCATAGGGTGCTTTTCGTTTTACCCAGGTAAGAATATGGGGGCACTTGGAGATGCAGGTGCGTGCATAACAAACGATGAAACTTTAGCTATAAAGATGAAGCAGTATGCAAGCCTCGGATCTCCGAAACACAATCGGTATGAACACAAAACGGATGGTATAAATTCACGCATGGATGGAATTCAAGGTTTGTTTTTATGTGAAAAAATGAAACACTTGGACGAATGGACGAATCAAAGGATATCACTCGCAGAGAGATACCAAAACGGCGCAGAATTTCCTAAGAGAAGCAAAGTTGGTAAAGACGTGTATCACGTATTTTATACGTTACAACAAGATAGGGAAAAGTATATAAAACACATGAATGATTTGGGGATTCAAACTGGTATACATTATCCCCATCCTTTACCAGAATTAGAGTGTTTCAGTGAGTACCACATTTTGTGCAAAAATGCAATTGAATTTTGTAAAAAATGTGTGAGTTTACCATTGTTTCCCCAAATGACGGACGAAGAATTGCAATTTACATTAAAGAGTCATACAGATTTTCATCTTCTCTGAGTTTAAGTTTACCATCTGTCCATCGATTGTTGTCTTTTTCTACAGCTTTTACGTGTAGTATAGCTAATTTTGGATGAGGTGAAAGTGGAACTTGCTTTTCACAACCCATTATAGATTCATGTAGACTGTTTCCATATTTTATTTTTGAAGGGTCATTTTTATAAACTCGGTCTATGTAGTCGGGCCAATTGACCCAATCACATTCGTTTACCACGAACCCGTGATCTTTGTACCACTGATCCGTAGCGCCTAAGCATATATTTATTCTTGGTACCTTCACTAGATCCGCATTTGTTTCGTCTATAATATTTTTTATATTTGTTATGAGTTTTTCTTTTGGCATTTCATCCGGGTCTATTATAAATATGTAGTCACCCGAACATTTAGTCGTGTGATAATTTCTGTGTGCACTGAAATCTCCGTCAAATTCTCTTTCACATGTCACTATATCATTTTTAAAATGTTCCAATACCCGCAAGACTTGTGGTGTCACGTGCTTCGTGTCAACCAGAACATTGATCTCGTCCTCGGCATCTTTCGTTCTTTTTAAAAATGAAATGAGTGAATACAAATCCTTTGATTCGTTGCACACCGTGATTGCATAAGACAACTTCATTACTATTAAAGAATAGACTATCTTTAACTTAAACATGATACCGAAGGTCATTCATAAAGTGATAATAGTCGATGATGGTAAACTTCCTGAACTTCCAGATGGTATGAAGAAAGCTATCGAAACATTTTATAGAATGAACCCCGGTTACAAAGTCAAATTATTTTCCGGAAATGATTGTGTGAATTACATCAAAGAACATTTTGATGATAAGATTCTTAAAGCGTACGAAAAATTGAAACCGTATTCATACAAGTGTGATTTAATGCGTCATCTCATTCTATACAACGAAGGTGGTTGGTATACCGACGCGAGAATGGTGTGTCTGAAACCACTGGAAACACTCGAAAAATACAACAAAGACTTTTATGTGTGCATAGATACACCCCAACAACAATTGTGTATGACCACTGGATTCATAGGTTCAATTCCAAAACACCCGATATCCAAAAAGATGATTGACATAATTTTGTGGAATGTCGATAATATGCATTACGGTATGGATTGCTTGGCGCCCACGGGACCGGGTGCGTATATAAATGCGTGTATTGATCACGTGCGTATGTTTCCACAAAAATGTATGATAGGAAGACACGTCATCGATAACGGTGAACAATTTATAGATTACGAATGTGGTCGCATTGCAAAAGTTAAGTACAATAATGCAAAGGGTGCGGACAATCGTGATATAAAAGGGGGTAACGATTACGGGGAAATGTGGAGAAATTGGGATGTCTACTTAGTCAATACGTAGATGTAAACCTTTGATTCTTCATCGGTTATAAACTCAGTCGTTACTCCTTCAATTCGAGATAAAATAAAATCTACAACCTTCCAGTTGTCGAAAATAGTGATATCCTCTATGATTAGTTTGGAACCCTTGTTCATTCTACTGATAAGTGAAATAATCGAGTTTACATCGGCTGTGATGTGGTGAAGACCGTCAATTACCGCAAAATCAAAAGACACGTCTTTGAACAGTTCATCAATTTCGCTCTTAACGAGTTGGTCAACTTTAGCAGTCTTGATGTTTTCTTCTTCAAACAGGATTTCTTCATCGATGTCGGCACCGTATACTTTGGAACCCTTGACGAAATCTCTAAAAGCCCTCAAAGATGCACCGGGTGTGGAGTCAAATCCTTGTTCTTCCTTGTAAAAGAACATGGTAGATGCGATGTTTGGATTCTTTGTCCCCATTCCAATTTCCAAGATGTTTATGTCCGACTTTGAAGAGAGTACATTACTGTAATATTTGTAATATGGATTTATAAATTTATCTGAACCATACTTTATAAACAAATTCTTTAGTTCTTCTTCTTTGTCATTTGCAAAATCATCATATTTTCTGACATTTGGAGAATAGTCCGTGAGTTCTATGCACTCTAACATGTTAGGAATAAAACTCCCCGCACCTTCTATCCAGAAATATGGATGATCTCTTGCACCAGTCGACTTAAAATACTTAGATAGGGGATATATGTTTAATTCATTCATGTTAATATAAACTTATATTTCCAAACCTTTAACTCTGTGATTAATTTCTTCAATTTATATAACATGCTCGAAGAAGAACTAGAAAGTCTTTGTAAAAGAAGATCGGAGTTAGACGAAATGATATCCGATCTTTACGAGCTAAAACCACTTTTAGAAAAGTGTGAAAATGACACAATTTTAAAAGGGTACGAAGAGTGTGACAACATAGGTTTATCTCTGAGCGAGTGGTATATACGCACTAAACCACTTTTTAAGGATCTCGTATCTTGGCTCAACATGTATTTCGAGCAAAAGGTGGAGATGACCGAAAAAATGGAAATTTTAAGGCATAGAGTGAAAACGCTTCGTCACGATCTCATCACATCATTTAATAAATCTTGAGAATTTCAGCGACCGCGGGATGTCTCAGGATATCCTCGTCGTGCATGATCACGTGTTCCACGTATTCAAATTCATTACCTTTGAGTTTGTGTACGAGATCAGCTAGTCCATTTTTCTTCCCCACTAGGTCACTTTGTTTCAAGTCACCCATGACAACCATCTTTGAGTTTTCACCCAGACGTGTGAGTAACATTTTCATTTGGTTGGGTGTACAGTTTTGCATCTCGTCACCTATGATGAATGCATCGTTGAATGTTCTACCGCGCATAAATCCAAGAGGTTCTACTCGAACTGCATATTCAAGTTGGTTACGTGTTAACTGAGTTTCAAATACATCCATCATTGGTCTAATCCAGGGTTCCATTTTACGTTCCATTTCACCCGGAAGATATCCCATATCTTCATCAGCCGCGACAATTGGGCGCGTGAGGATGATCTTTTTGCATTGTTTATTTTTGAGTTGATCCGCTGCATATTGACACGCAAACATAGTTTTACCAGAACCAGCTGGTCCGGTAGCTATGATTATAGGCTTTTGTGACTGTAGGATCTTCGCATACTCAATTTGACCTGGTGTTTTTGGGATATTCATCTAATATTACTTAAGGTTTTTTCTTTATTACATTATAAGATGAACTTTCACTTCATAACAGTTGGTCGAAGTAATCTGTCTACGATTACAGACCCAAAACATATACCAAGAGCTATATGTTTTGCAGATAAAGTGAATGCGACAAAATATATAGATTATCTTTCAATATACAGATCCAAATTTGGTAAGTGGCCAACCATCAATCTGAGTGAACCTATTTCCAAAATAGAACCAGAACATAAATTCAAACAAAGAACGCCAGAATATGTAAGAAAGTTTATAAAAATAAATACATTGCAGCAACACGAATTAAATAGTATATCCATGTCGAGTGGACTCTCATACTTCTACTGTCACATGTTCGATTACGATGAAGAGATGACTCTATTGAGAATACGAGGACAAGAGATAGATAGTCATGTAGATGAAAATATGTACAAAGATTGGCTTGAATCTAATTTAAAGAATGAATAATATTAATTATTCACAATGGGGTCTTTGGCTCTCAAATTTGATCCTTCGAAAAAGGAACACGCGGAATGGTTGAAGCAAGCGGGTGATAGCTTCAAGAAATCCATGCGCGAAAAGCATGATTTCATGAAGGATGTAAACAATAACCCAATATCTGATGAACAAATCAAGCCACAAGATTGGGCCCAACTTCACTTTGTGTTGGCTATGAAGTACACAGATGCCGTTTTCGATGGTTCGGCATACATCCCAAAATAAAAACTTAGCTTACATAAATGTTAACGGCAGTTTTGGCTTTGTTGTTGGTTTACCTTATTCTCAGGGAAACTGAATTGTATGTGCCACGTATTTTAGATGGCGACTGGGTTCCAACCATAAATGACACAGAAAGAAAGGGTGGACCATTTAACAAATGTTCCCCAGAATCTTTTGGTGAATGCGAAAAACCAGAATTTCGCTACTTAAGTCGATATTGATTTTGTAATAATTAAGTAAAAAGATATGATTCGAAAATACGTCAAGGACAAATACGCTGAAATCTTGGGACTTCCAAGTGATAGCGTCACGTGCGTGAATCTCGAGAAAAGTACACATAACTGGGCAGTGAAAAGAAGCACTTCGCTCGGCGACGTCGCCGCGGCGGATAACCCAAATCACATGAACCGTTATAAACATAAGTTTCTCCAGATTCAATATAATCTTAAAAATTCTCCCTGTTTAAAAGATCGAATTGTGAGCGGTGTTGTGAAAGCGTCAAATGTCGTGGATATGACACCGCAAGGAATGTGGCCAAATGGACCATGGGCTATAACAAAAGAAGCCTGTGTCGCGAAAGAAATGAAGAAGGAATATAACTCGAATGTACTGAAAGATCCCAATTACAAGGGTATTTTCAGGTGTAATCGTTGCAAGTCTTACAAGACTACGTACTATGAAATGCAAACAAGGAGCGCCGATGAACCAATGACTGTGTTTATCACGTGCCACAACTGTGATTCTAGGTGGAAATCTTGATTGTGTATTTCGAATGGGTTAAATCCGTATCTTTGTCGCCTACAGATAGTACATAGTTGTACCCAGTTTGCCTTTTTATGTTACCTTTGTTGTGTGCGGGAGTTATATACAATTCGTCGTAATATATTCCATACATATACAATTGAAATTTGGTTAGTGTCTCTATACCAGGTATGTTTGGTCTCGCAGTAATTATGACTATTCTGTATCCTAATTTTACACAATCGTTTAATAATTGTATAATCGCATAATTAGGTCTTCCGTTTGTAAAAATAAGAGTATTATCTAAATCAAACATGACTGCATCTTTATAATTTACGTACCTTCCTTTCAATACATTCATAAGTTACTTTAAGAGTAGAAATTAAGTGTAGTAAATGATAGTAGACGTCGCGTTCGATGATGGTAGCATATCCATTTGTAAGTTACTCGAAGACATGGGTGATGAATATTTAGTGGATGAATTCATATGCAAACGAAATGGTACGTGTATGTTTAGTGGTAGACCACAGACAGTGTCTAGGGACTCGATATGTGGATATTATGATGTCACAGACATAGAAGACACTGGATTATACCGAAAGGTGTCTGAAAATACATACGAGCCCGTATATGATTCTGATGAAGATTACGAAGTTTCGAGTGAGTCCGAATCGGAATCACTATCTGATATCAGCCTGGAGGATGAAGAATAAAATATTTATTTACCATAAATGAAAAAGACCACCAACTACCTTCTCCCATTGTCTATAATTGCTTTGGTTGGTTTGTATGCCTTCGTGTATGAACCAAAGCCAAAGAAAGAAAAGTACTGCGCTTGTGGTAAATAAGACTTAAAAGATACACGCGTCTTTTTATAAATGGCGCCGTACAGACCACCTAACACGCATTACAGCGAATTAGATGTCTCGTCGTACGAGCAAGATGACATTTTCAAATTTGTAGGTAAGTCGGGAAAACGTTTCTACTGGCTCACTAGATTTTTAGATTTGTCCTATCTCTGGTACGACAAGAACCGCAAAGTCATTGAAATCTGGGGACCCTATGAATCTCTCCAGAATTTTCAGGCGCATCACGTGATAGAGTGTGAATTAAACCTAAGTTGTAATAAAGATTAAGAAAGTTAGATAATCATGTTCAAGAGACCTAGCATTCGAGTTAGAGAGCCCTGTACCACTATTTCGGATAGACCGAAAGAGGGTACATTTTTATATTCGATCATTAGACCCCAAAAGTGTCCACCTTACGAGAAGGAGCTCGTGTACATGCAAAATTATGATAACTACATAGACAACCTGAGAAAGTCATATGAGGAGAGTGGCGTCGAGTTCAAAATGCCACAGAATGTGTTACCGTTACCAAAAACTGAACCACCCAGTAAGAAGAAAGGTGTGCACATTAATTTCATTGAAGACGTGGTGGTAAAGCTCAACGTTTTGAAATGCGGAAAAGTCAGAGTTAAGCTTCTTACACAAATGGCAACACTTCACGAAAAGTACTTTTCAAAGAACAAACTACCCCCGGTCAAAACTCTTTTAGCTGCACTCAAAGCTGTTGGGTACGATGAAGAATATGTGTCAGGTTTAGTTTCAAAGATAGAGAACAATAAAAATGCCATGAATGCCAGGTACAAAAAGCTGGAACTCGTGTTTAATAAACCATCTTCTTCGTCGAAGAAGAAAAAGAAAGAACCTGAACCCGAACCAGAAGCAGAAGATGAACCTGAAGAAGAGCCGGATGATGAAGAAAATGAAGATGATGACGCTGCGCCCGAAGAAGAAGCCATTGCTGGTGACGATGAAGATGACGATGAAAATGTTGCCGAAGAAGAATATTTTTCAGATATAGAATAAACCTAAGTCATGTACGCTAGTATTTGTAATCGCATTAAAAATGTTTGTGACCAACATTGTCGTCGGTGAACATATACTCGAACGAGCTGTGTTTGATAACATCAAGCACGCCTCTGAATACGCATTAAGTAAATCGCGTGAAAAAGTTTGGAAACTCACAGATAACTCTGTGTTTTACGGAAACGTAGAATCTCGTGTGTACGAGATAGACATTACACGAAGTTCGGATCACAAAGATGAACATATTCTTTCTTTCCTTGGAACCATCTGAGAACGCGCACATGAATTGTGATCAACACGTCGTTAAGATCCAACTTGAAATAGTTCAAATGCTTTACACGGCGTGGCATTATTCGGGGCAAGAAGACTACATCAAACAGTGTGCACCTTATACAAAAGATGGAACTAGGCGAGGATACCGCCCCGCACACAAGAAACACCCCATGACCATGTGGGTAGGATCATCATTAGAAAACTACCTATTCGCGTGTAAAATAGGAATGGCTCTCACACTAGAATATACAAAACGATATAGAAAGATACATACATGCGCGAAGCACTTACTTTGGCTGTATGATCATCATCCATCTCGATTTGAGAAGAGGGTCAGCGAAACTGCATACTACTCAAAAGAAGGTATACCCGAGTGTATGCCTAAAGAGTATCACTCTTCATCCATAACTGATGCATATCAAATGTATTACATGATGGATAAAATGAAATTTGCTAGATATAAAGATTTCTGTGTTTAATGTAATATGTTAGCTACGGCTAAACTTTTCAGTGCTCCATCTATAAAGGTAAATAAACAAGAAAAACCCCAACCCCAACCCAAACTTTTTAGTGATTTCGTAAAAGGTGTCAAAAAGAATGAAGTACACGATGTCTTGATCAAGCCAAATGATGGACTCGTGTATTACATGAGCGACGACGGCGAAACATCTTTCGCCAATTATATCCCGTCTAACCCATTTTGGGAAATGCTCATGGAAAGTGATGCAAACATCCAAACCGATTTATCGTCGTCCATGTCTTTTGGTGACATCACATCTATTGGATTTACCATACTTTTGTCAATCGCCCTATTCCGTATGTTTATTGGTGGTATGGGTGGTGGCGGGGGTGCGAATCCGTTCAGTATGGGTGAAAAACCACTCGATGTTGAAAATGAAATCACCACGAGATTCGATGATGTTCAGGGCATCGATAATGCAAAGGACGAACTCCAAGAGATTGTTGGTTTCCTTCGTGACCCAACACAATACATCGTCAGTGGCGCGAAGATCCCAAAAGGTGCTTTACTCACAGGAAAGCCTGGTACAGGTAAAACACTCTTGGCTCGCGCTATTGCAGGTGAATCTTCTGTTCCATTCATTCAATGTTCCGGTTCCTCGTTTGTCGAGATGTTCGTCGGTGTGGGCGCGAAGCGCGTGCGCGACGTGTTTGAGATGGCACGTAAGAATCAGCCATGCATCGTGTTCATAGACGAGATCGATGCCATTGGTAAGAAACGTTCCATGAATGGGTTTGCCGCAAATGATGAACGCGAACAAACTATCAACCAACTCTTAACTGAAATGGATGGTTTCGATAACGATTCGCAAATCGTCGTCATCGCTGCCACAAATCGTTTGGACATTCTTGATGACGCACTTCTTCGTCCGGGTCGATTCGATCGCAAGATACAGGTCAGTCTACCAAATGTATATGGTCGTGAAAAGATTTTACAGGTCCACTCGAAAAACAAGAACCTTTCCCCAGAAGTGAGTCTCATGGATGTCGCGAGACAAACGACTGGATTTTCTGGTGCGGATCTTGAAAACCTGATGAATGAGTGTGCCATATATTCAGTCAGGGAAGGTACAAATGTTATCACACCATCTATTATCGAGGATGTCTATCAGCGTGTCGTCGTGGGTGCAAAAGGAGGTAGACCTATGTCCGATGAGCGTAAGAAACGCGTAGCATACCACGAAGGTGGGCATGCTATCATAGGTGTGTTAATGCCAGAATATGACGAGGTTCGTAAAGTGAGTATCATTCCACGCGGTGATGCAGGTGGAATCACTTTCTTTCAACCCGCGAGTGATGAACTCGGTATGTATACAAAGGAATATCTTATGTCTCAGATAAAAGTGGCCTTGGGTGGCCATGCTGCAGAAGAAATCATGTACGGCAAGGACAATGTCACGACGGGTGCAACGAGTGATTTTGCCCAGGTGTATGCCATCGCACGTGAAATGGTTATGAATTATGGAATGTCTGAAGCCATTGGTAAAATCAATGTTCAAGATAATTCACTGTCTCAGCAAACGGCGTATCTCGTTGATCTCGAGGTACATAGAATCACGGATGAATGTTACGTGGAAGTCATAAATCTATTGTCTACCCATAAGGACACACTCATCGCACTCAAGGACATTCTTATTAGGGATGAAATCATAGACGGGAAGGTTGTATATGATATGATAAAAAATGTAGATTAATAGTAGATATGAGTCAGCCAACTACGTATACTA